CTCTTGCTCGGTGCCGGTCTGGAATAGCGAGCTCGGTGGAAGCGACTCGGTGAACACCATAGAGCGCGGAGTGGAGCCCGAAACGACTTTATACGGCCCAAGGATGTCACCCTGCGCTGTACTGAAGATGGCGTAATTGTCGCCGACGCTCCAATCGAGCTCTTCAGTGCAGGTGACAGCTACACCGTTCCACGATTCAACCTCACCGCTGCGCCCCCAGCCAGCAACGTCATGCGACACAGCAATCAGATCGCCGAAGGCTGGGAGATAGCCTTCCATCTCGGTTGTGAACGTCACCGTCGCCCTGCGATACGCTGCGTCAGCGACCATGTAGGCCGCTTCGCGCTGCGCTTGCGGCAGGTTGCTGATACCGATGATTGACGCGCGAGCTGGCTGCACAGGATCGCCTTCAACGCCAGGGACAGGCATAGTGACATAGGCGCTAGACCATGTAGTCTCGTCAAAGTATTCGAGCTCGATACCGTCGGGGGTGTCCTCGGTCACCATCTGGTAGTCAACGCTGAACGACCCCTTCTGGATGTTGCGCATATTGAACAGCGCGACCGGAAGCGTCTGTTCTGCGTCACGGATGAACGTGAACACGCTGCCGCGCATGATGGGACGAGCGCGACCAGCGCGTGCGATTGTGGTCAACGCTGACCACATGCTCACTCGCTTGTCGAAGATGCCGTTGAAGTAGTCCCCGCGCGCTGCCCACACTTGGTCGAGCTCGTAGAGCGTCTGCAGGTCGATTCTGCTGTCGGGTACGTTACCGCCGTACACCGGGTTCTTCAGCACGTCGGCCAGCGCCCAAGCAATGCTCTGCGTCTCCACCGGGTCCGACCAGCCAGTGTCTGGGTGCCATGTGGGCAGCTTGCGGCGCAGGATGAGCGAGATCCGGCGCTGCGACAACCCGCTCAGCTGGTTGTTGGCCTTCATCTTCAACGCGAAGAAGTTCGCATTGTCGTCCAGTGGCGTGTCGGTTGTCAGGTAGGCGCGCATTCCCGCCCAGTCGACCTCGTGACCCGCACGGGTGTTCGCGTCCTTGGCTTCCAAGCGCTGCACTCGCACCTCATAACGCCCCGATGCGACTGTGTAGCTGTACGTCCTGCGAACAGGGCTGTTCTGCGCCAGGGTGAGCGACTCACTGCCCAGCAGCGACCAGCTCCCCGTCACTGCGCCCTTGTCATTGATTCGACGCGCCTCCACCATCCAGCTGGCGCTCTTATCGGTAAGGCCACCGCTGTCATTCGCGTAGAACAGTCCGCGAGGGCAGATGATGTCAATCTCGATCCGGGTCGTACGCAACCCGGGGCCGCATGCAGAGAACGGCCCCACGTAAGCACCGAACGGGAGTTCCTGGTTTGCCACCTCGGGTGCGTTAACGACCGAAGGACTCACCAGCGACAACGGTGCAGCGTACTGAGGACCGACGAACTGCGTCTCCACGCCAACGAAGTGGCTCAGCTCGGTGTCGTCGATCATTGTCGACTCGACCGTGAACTCGTCCATCACCCCGATGCAGAGCAGCGCGTGATAATACTGATTGTCGGCGTCGTCGAAGACGCTGTAAGGCGGCGCAGCGAAGTCAGGCGTGATGATGTGCCGCCCGTAGGGCACAGGCATGGCTTGCCCGAGTCGCGCGCTGTTGCCGCTCAGTTGAATGTTGTAAGTCGGAGACGGTGCGTCGGTCTGTGCTTGTGCCAGCGGAGCGAAGTTCGGTGCGGGCATGAGCCCGCTGATCAGCAGCGCAGCACCGACCCCGATCAGCGCTTGCGCACCAGGAACCACGACACCGACAACGATTAGGATGATCCCGAGCACAGCTTGGAACGACCCGCCACCGCCACCGCCCTTCGGCAATGTGAGGAATCCGACGTGATCGTCCCTCGTGGGTTCGACCAGATGCCAATCGGCAGGGTGCACGAACTCGCCGTTCCATGCACACACGACAGGCAGGGTTGTCACGGGCGCTAGATCCCGCAGCGTTGCACCCTCCTTCGAGCGAAACGCGATGCGATCTCGTGGATCCATTACGTTGTACCCGTGCACCACAATGGCGCCGGTACCGTGCAGGGTGCTAGCGGGCGGCTGGGGCCGCGATCGGTTTAGGGTGTGCATGGTGCTCGCCGGTAGTAGGTAAGGCCGCCCCAGCCGCCGATTCTCAGGCTCGGCAACGGTTGGAAGACAACCCCTGAAGGTTCGAAGCAATGAAGCACACCCTGCGCACCGTTCGCTCGAAGTGCGATGCCCACGTGAACGGGGATGCGGTTGCGCGCCATCATCACAATGTCACCGTCTTGGGGAGTGTCGACCTTGCTCCAGTTTCTGTGCTCACCGTGGTTCTCCAGCAGGTCGCGCACTGCGGGCCACGTATCGGGCACCAGGACGTCCGGAAGCGTGATGCCGTACTGCACCCGCTGAACATAGCGAACGAAGCCCCAGCAGTCGAATTCGTCCGGTCCCTGCGCACCGTAACGCCAGGGCTTGCCGATCAACGGTGCCGCCCAGTGTGTCATCGCGCGCTCAGCCCCGGGAACTTCTTGGCCGTGTACTCAATGGCCGGGAAGCGACGGTTCGTCAGGTCGCCGTACCCAGCGCGAGCGGTCACCGTCGTCATGCCGCAGCTTACGCTCCGCAGCGACAAAGTGAGGGGCGGGTTCATGTGTGGTGCGGTCAGGTCACTCGCAAGGTACGGGCGCCACGTGACCTCGATAGGCACCCGGCTCTCCTTCGCTGCGTCCAGATACTGCATCAAATGCCTTGCAACGTTGTCGACCGTAATCTCCACCTCGGGCACGCTGCCGCTATCGCTTTCCGAAGGCCTGGTGAAGGTGAAGTAGACGCCGTAGAACAGCACCGACGCCCCAGGGTTGAGAGGTGCGTCAGCTTCGAGCGTAGCGGTCAGATCGCTGTGGTCATTGACCACACGAATGCCGAACGGTGTGCTGCCATCCAAGAACGTCGGGTGGCGGAATTCAAGCGTGTCGAGCACTACCTCGTCTTCAGGGGCGCTCGCATACGCGGCAGCAAGCGCTTCCGAATATGTAATCCCTTTGCGGGTGGCACGATAATCGGGCATTTTAGTTGAGCATTCTCGTCACAGTCAACGAAAGCCCTTCGCGATTGTCCGAAACAAGATTATCAAATAACCAAAAGGTATAAGAGTTCTGTCCGGTTATTTCGACCGTGAAGGCGGACGCAGCCGCATTGGCGGCAGCAGGTGTCGTATATCGTGATGGCAAATAGTCGGTCGTTCCAGACGGATCCGTAATTCGGAAATTGCATTCCCAATCAGGCCCGCCTGCCGCAGCAGCATTTGCGAATCTCGACCACGCCATAAATCGTCTGGATACAACATTAACAGCATACCGAGCTGTTGAATCAACAGCTATAGTCACACCGTTGGCAGAAGTAAATCCGGCATTCGCAACACCTTCGAGATCAATCTCGAAGGTTTCCCCATTGTTGTTAGGGTAGAACTGCCGTTCTCGCAATTCGAGCTTTGCAGTCACGTTCCAATAGCGATGCCCGTCAAGTGTCGCCCTGTACCGTTCGGCAAAACGGGAGACGTGCCAAGTAATGCCACCGGCGCTTGGCAGCTTAATCCAGAACCATTTAAGGCCAAATCTGAGGTCCGTCTTCCACCATTCGATGAACGTAACGTAATCCGTTTCCAGAAAACGAAAGGTGACAGAAGCGAATGCGCCTGGCTGGCGTGAACGTCGGCGAAACGCCTTGGGGCCAAGCTCAGTATCCGTTGCAAGGACCTGGGCAGTCGGTTCCATTGTGAATGCACCCGGCCCGGGGAGCGTGCTGGGGTACGCGGGAGTCACCCTCATTTTAGGTGGCGTCTGCGAAAGCAGAGTCGAAGCTGGGCGCCGTCGTGGTCGTTGCTGCGAGCGTCTTCGCGGTGACCTTCTCGTCGGCAGCGTCGCAGACGATCACATCGCTGAACGTCCAGTATTCATTCACTCCCAGCGTCTCGCGTGCAATCTCGTATTGCGTGCCACCCTTATCCTTGTACAGAACAATCGTATGTGACACAGTATCACGGTTGCTGAACTTGACATTCTTGACGAGCCTGCGAGTACTGCTACCAGGAACGCTAACCACATCAACCAGCGTTGTCCCGTTCAGCGCGCCCTCAAATCCACCTTCAACGAATGCCATATTAAATCTCCATCCACTCACGCGACACAGCGGCCGCGTTCGTGTTAATGTCCTGACCTTGCACGCTGCCCAGCCAATCGAGATTCATCCACTGGCGGGGCTGTTCCGGGCACGAAAAAAATACACCGCCCTCGATTTTACCCGTTGCGGGGGGGCCGATCGTTATTGAGCCTCGCATCGGGATCGGAGCAAGTGTACCACGCGGCAATCGATACATGCCAACCGTCGTGGAACCTCGCATCGCGGGGAACGCAAGGCGCCCGCTAGCGGTGACGCCGACACTCGTCGTCCCTCGGATAGGCCTGGTGACCTTGATTGCACCAGTGCCGCGCACTACGCCGACCGCAGCGCGACCTTTCAGCTCGTCGGTACCTGCGGGGCGGGTGCTGCCAAAATTGTCTCCCAGCGCTCTGACACGGAGCGTGACGCGCCATTCCAGCTCGTGCACGACCTCAGCCTTGTACTCGCCGAGGGCGTGCACGGTGTACCAGACGAGAGTGTGGTCATCGTCGAGCAGCTGAATGTCAAAGCTCTGCTCGCCACCCTTGATGGTGTTCTGCCACCAGACGTCGAAGATCTGGTAGTCGGCCTGGTTGAGCACCCATTGCAGGTCGAACACCCGCGGCGCGCTGCGCATGCGGTTCCGACGCCGCACTTGCCCAATCTCGGGTTCGAACGCTGAACGGATCTCCTCGAACGTGTCTCCGTACCCGTCTCGGTCCGGTACTCGCAGGTCAGCGGGAAAGCGGATGCCGGTGGCCATCAGCGCGAAGACCCGGTTGCACGGTTGAGACCGTATTGGCCTTCGAACGCTTCAGCAATGCGACCGCCACTGCGGACATTCTTGACCACAGCTTCCTCGATGCGGATCTCGATCTGCTTCCCGTCCGGCGTGTCGCGTTCGTCGGTGCGAGCAGTCGTTCCGGGCGGGGTGATGATCGTGATGTCGACGTTCTGTTCGCCTCCGCCAATGGTGGCGCCCGCGTTCATGGCTTCCAGCGCTGCACGGTTGCGCTTCGTAGCTTCAGCGTTCGCAACGAACTCTTGCCCGTGCACAACCCCAGCGATCTGACCCGTGCCCATGTTCCCGGTGTAGCCGCCTTCTTCGAACCCAGCGATCTTGGCGACGTTCGCAGCGGCAGCAATGCCCACCGAGATCACCTGCGGGGCGTTATACGGCCACCCAGGCGGCGCAGCCAGTGCCTTCTGTACCGCAAGGACACCGTCGATCGTTGCTGACGTTACAGCGGCAGCGCGCCCGATTGCAGCCAGACGCTTGTTTCCACTGGTAGACAGCGCGGCAAGGTTGCTGAAGAAGTCCTTCGTGCCTGCGAGCTGCGTCTCCTTGTACATGATCGCGATGCGAGCTTCCGCAGCCGCAGCATCGTTCGCGCTGATCAGGTTGCGCTCCCGCATCATCGCGATCTGATCGTACATCTGCTGGAACGCGGCCACAGTCGCATCGAGTGCAACTTGTGTTCCGGATAGCAGGTCCGGGAACATGCTCGTCACAGCAATCGACGCATCACCAGGCGTGAACCCGCTGCTCGGATCGTTCAGCAGGTCATTGATCGCGTTCAGCTGCGTGACGTAGGCTTGACGTGCGCCCACGCTGTTCGCAATGAGCGCGTCTTGTGCCTGCGTCGCTTCGTTCAGATCCCGCATGGCCTGCAGCTTCTCGCGGAGGGCTTTCGTCTCCTCCACAGTCAGGGGCAGTCCTTGCTTCTTCAGATCGTTGCTCACGCGCAGCAGTTCGGTCTCGACGCCACGATCACGCGACGACACCTTCAACAGAGCAGCCTGCTCGTCCAGCTCACGGTTATACGCCTTGAGCGGGTTGATGATGTCGTCGTAATAGGCGCGTGCCAGCTCCAGGTACTTGGCGTTCTCTGCCGCTGTGATCAGACCGAGACGCTGTGCTTCGTTGAGCGTCTTCTGCGCTTTGGCAAGTTCGAGAATGGCACCGCTGCTCGGCTGAATCGTGTTCAGCAAGCTGCGCAGCGCGTTCGTGGCCTTCTCGATCTCCTTGGCGTCGACTTTGATTGGCGCGGCTGCACCAGCCTTGTCGCTGACCACACCTGTCTTCTGGCCAGCAATGCGTTCCGCGCCGATCACCTTGGCGCGTGCTTCCAAGTCGGACAGGAACTTCTGAGCCGGGGTTCCCCCAGCGTTGAAGCCTTCGCTGAACGCTGTGCCGATGTCCTTGCCAAGACGTCCAGCAGCACCTTCGACGTCGTTGGGAAGCGTGAAGTCCAGATTCGTTGCGATCTTGCTGAGACCTGCAAACTCAGTCACCGTGCTGAGTAGCTCGCCTGCCTTGTTGACGAAGTTGCCGATCGCGCTCAAGATGAAGTTGAGCGCCTGCAAGAACAGGTCTTTCAACGCAGGAGGGACACCCTCGAAGATGGCGACCGTAGCGTAGACCGCACCGCGCCAGCTGTTGATGAAGAAGTCAACCGTCTTCGCAACCGCACGCAGGATTCCCGCAACACTGAACTCGACACTGCCGAGCCAGTCCTTTGCCAGCTTGTTGAGCGGCCCAAAGAAGGCGGCGATGTAGTCACCCAGCTTGCTGAACGCAGGGCCTACCGTCTCACCGAACGCACGGAACAGATCGCCAAGTGTGGTCACCCCATCAATGCCCAGCAGAATCTTGTCGCGGAACAACGTCAGAGCGGTGATCGCTGAAGTAAGAACGACGAGCAGGGCCCCGATCGGGTTCGCTGCTATAGCTGCCGTGAGAAAGTTGAACGCCGCCCCCAGGCCGCGAATAAGCGCCGCTGTGCCGCCCACCAGCACGAGCCCGGCAGCAAGACTCACCAGCGCACGCGCGACGGTGTCAATGTTGCGGGCAAGAGCGAAGATCGCCTGCGACAGTGCTCCGGTGATGCCGGTAGACGTGTCGAAGGTGCCGATCAGGTTCAAGACGTTGTTCCGCAACACCTGGAAGGACTGCGACAGCGTCGGAACGGTTGTCGCGAAGCGCTTCTCAAGCTCCTCACGCGAACCCTGGAACGCCTTCAAGATGGTCTGGGCAGTGATCTTGCCTTCCTCACCCAGCTTACGCAGCTCCCCGCGTGTGACGCCCATCTGCTTTGCAATGACGTCTGCAACGGCCGGCAGTTGCTCCATCACGCTGCGCAGTTCGTCACCGCGCAACACACCGGACGCCATACCCTGTGACAACTGAATGAGACCGGCTTGTGCTTCTTGAGCACTAGCGCCGGACAGCAAGATCGCCTGGTTCAGGCTCTTCGTGAAGTCGATCAGTTGCTTCTGGCTGACCCCGAGTTCCTTGCTGCTGATCGCAAGGCGCGAGTAGAGCTCGACGCTGCCTTCCAGCGAGGAACGGGTGTCGTTGCTCGCCTTCAGAAGCGAGTCGTAGACAGCCTTGAGGTTCTCGCCTTCCAGTCCAGTCGCTCGCAGACGGTTCTGGAGATTGGTGTACGTGTCCGCCAAGCGCAGCGCTTCGCGCGCTGCGAGTGCACCGCCTAGCGCACCCAGCGCCTTCTTCAAGAAGTCAACAGCGTTGGCGCTCTTATCAGCGGCTGGGGCAATGCTTTCGATGTTTCGGCGGACGACGACTGCACCATCTTCTCTGATGCGGATGTCAATGTTTTCAGTCGTCATTTCACACCGTTGTCAGGGAGTAGCTTTGCACCTTTGACTTGCGCTACACCGTCCAGGACTGCCGTCTCGACAAACCCTGAAGGAGCTTGAGCACTGTGGCCGCGGTTCAATGCTCCAATATACGGCAGGTTATTGGTTAGATGAATCGATTCTCCGCCCTTGTAAGTCGCAATCACACCAGCTCCAAGCGCCAATGCAATCTGAGCGTTTTGACCTCCAGTCGACCCCTCTTTCCCAGGAGCATAGGCTTCGACTGTGCCACGGGCCGGCTTGCCGATCTCTACCTGCCAGTTACTGCGAGCGCGCCCCGTATCAACAGGCGTGCCCATGACCACAGTGCTATCGACGCTCAGGGCCACCTTGCGCACCAGCTTCACCGCATTCGTTTCGACATTGCTGCCGAGCTTGCGAATGCGGATTGAGAACTGCCTCAGGTTCACTTCGCAGCCTTCCGAACGACAGTCGTCTTTCGGACAGGGGCAGTGGTCTTCTCTTTGCTTGCGGCTGGTTGCTTCTTGCTGGCACGGTGATTGAGGTACGCCGTGTCCATCATGCGGATGTGATTGAACATATCTTCGCGCTGATCGCCCTCTAGTTCCATCTCGTCACAGTAGTCCCGCACAGCACTCCACGGAATAGGGCCTTCGCCGAATCCCATGGAGCGACACGTCGTCAGGTCCATGAAGGCAAGATAGAACAGGTCGAGCCCAAGCTCAAGCTCCGGCGCGTCCGCAATCGCCTTGGGCAGTGGCATCCGGTTGCGGACGCACTGCTCAATGATCGTTCGTTCAGTAGGGCCCTGCTCCAGCGAATAGAGCAGGACCGCCTTCAGTTTCCCGAGTCGCGTTCCAGCAGCTCGGCGCGGAACAACGCGCTGCGCTGGGACTGCTCCTGGATGTCCTTGAACAAGTCCGGCAGATCGGTGAAGAGCTTGACCGCGTTCGCAACGCTGTAAGGCAGCGGGTTCCCCTCGCTGTCTTCGACATTCTCCCAGCCGAGCACGACCGTCGCAGCGTACACCTCGCGCATGAGCTTCTCGACAACACCGTTGTCGATAGTCTCGGTCTGGATCTGCCTGCGGTAAGGCTTGACCCGCGTCTCGAGCATCTTGGTGTAGGCGGTATTCGCGCCACCAGCCCGCGCAATGCGGATCGTGATCGGCTGCTCGGCGGAGTTGAAGCCGTACTCCAACAGGATGCCTTGCTTCTCCAACTTGTCGTCGGACTTGAACTGCTTGTAGAGGGACATGAGGTCTCCGAAATGGAACACAAGGAAGGGGAGCAGCACGGCGCTCCCCGGTGCCGCCCTTATTCAGCCGCTGTGGGCAGGTACGGGAAGGTCATCATCAGGAAGGTGTAGCCGAACGAGCTCTCGGCGGCGTTCTGCTCCAGCGGCAGCGTGATCGGCTGGTCCTGCTCCACGTTCAGACGACCGTCACCCAGGCTGAGCAACGGGATGTCGAACAGGATGCCTGCGTTGTTCTTCGCAATCGCGATGTCCAGCGTGACATCGCTGTTGTTCCGAACAGCTTCCACCGCAGCGACGTCCGCGAAGTAGACGGTCATGGACCCGCCCACCTCGAACGTGCCGGTGCTGGTATCGAAAGCACCCAGCGTTCCGATCGCCTTGTTCGGGCTCACATTGTTGTTGATCGTCAGCGTGAGCTCGGTGGCGAACGCGAACAGCGGGGTGACCGCCGCATCCGTTGCACTGGCCAGCGCTAGCTTGATCCGCGCGAAGTCGCTCGACGTGTTGATCGCATCTTCCGCGGTCAGCGTCGGGCGGGTACCCGACTTGACGCCAGTCGTGCCGTCACGTTGCTGGTTGTCGGTTGCAACGAACGTGAGGTCCATGTTGACCTTGTCCGCTTGCGGGATGTTCACCGTCAGCTCGTTCGCCACCGCGCCCACGAGGTATTCCGACATCGTGCCGTTGTCGTCTTCACCGAGCGTGCGCTCGATGTTATACGTGCGACGGATGATGTCGGCGGGGTCCGGCTCGTTGCGCTGCACACTGCCGAAGAACATCTGGATCGTCTTGCCGGTGCCGGTCTCCGCAGTTGCGGTCCAACTCACCTTGTCGAACTCCAGATACCCTGCCGCAATGCCGTTGACCGCGATGCGAGCAAAGCCACCCGCGTTCGTTGCGAAGTGCATTGCAGTGGCGTCGCCACCGATGTACACCCATTCGCCTTCGAGCAGACCCAGCGTGGTCAGGTTCGTCGTGCTGTCGTTGAAGCGTACGAGCTCGCCGTTCTTGCTGATCGAGCTGGTGCCGCTCCCGAACTGGAAGCCAACGACCTGCACCTTGGCAGCGGCGGGTGGGCTTGCTTCATCGCTGAGCGAATCGCTGACGCTGATTGCAGTGCCCGTCGAGGTACCGTTCGCCAACTTCAGACCGTTGTTGGCAGCAACGCCGAAACCGGACGCGAGCAACAGGTGCCCGTTGATGATCGTAGTCGGCAGACCGGAGGCCGCCGTGTAATCGTCCGCAGCAGCGGTGATGGCAGTGAGCGCAACCGCTGCCCCGTTCATGGGCTGGGTCGAAGGCTTCTCGCGGATGTCCGCAAAGAAGAAGCCTTGCAGAATGCGCGTGAGGTTGTTCTGCGTCAGATCCTGGTTGAAGCCACCGCTGGCATCCAAGTCCGTCACCGTTCCCTTCTTGCGCTGGCGCGAGGCGTTGATGGGGTTGCGCGCAACGGTGGTAATCTGCCCGCCGAAATCGCTGTAGCTGTTCGGTTCCAGACCGTACCAGATGGGAGTGCCCGGCAAAACGCCGAGCGTGGATTCTTCAGCGTAGCTGAGGCCGGTCAGGTTGGAGTCT